CCTTAATATGCTTGCTAAAGCTGGCATCAAGTTGGAGCATGCTCTATCAGATAATGACCTTCGTTATGTTCTTTGGCGAAGTTATAAGAATCTGGAAGGCCAGGATCCATACAGGAATATATTTGATAAAGCCGAAGATATTTCCACGCAAAATCATCTGGGTGTAGGTAATTATGCTAAGAGTGAAGTCAATACTGAAAATGTTGCAGACACAGACCGTTTTCGTGATAAGGATGATGATGAGCTGGGAAATGTCGTAAAGGGGCTTCGAGAAGAGTATGACAACGTACTATCCAAAAGTCGTTATCAAATACAAGAAGCCCTTCAAGACAGCATGTTGAGTCTTAAAAAACTCATGGGTATTATTCAAAAGCATAGCGGACAAAAAGAGATTGCAGATTGGGAGAATCCATATATGGCAGAAAATGCACTTTCTTCACGTGATCAGGATGAAGCTAATAGATATGCTCGTGATTATTATACACCGCTGATGAAGTCATTGAGAAACCTGCAAAATAAAGAGGGTGTTTCCATGGAGCAGATCAGTGATTATGCAATGGCAAAACATGGCATTGAACGTAATCGTGAAATGGCAGTGCGTAATGCTATTACTGATCATAAAACCGGTAATATAGATTTGGATCAACTTAAGAAATGGAATCAGCGTAAGAATGATATTAGAGAAAAACAAAACGAAGATTGGTATCATAAACAAAAAGAGCTTGATGGTATTGCTACTAACGAATTTGGTGCAGACCTTTCTGCAAGAGATTACAGTGGATTAACATCTCTTTATGATGATGAAATCGATAATCACGATGACGTTAGTGGTGCAACTTTTGATGCTTACCGTGATGTTGATGCATTTGAAAAGAACCATAATACCCAACCGTTAGATACAGCTATTCATAAAGCAACGCAGGCGACTCTAGATAAAATGTACACAAGTGGCCTTATTAGCAAAGCAACCCTTGATAATATAAATCAAATGTATGATTATTATGTACCTTTGAGAGGATTTAATGAGAAAACAGCAGATGAAGTATATGCTTATATTCGTAATGAAAAGTCTGCTTTTAATGCTCCTATGAAACGAGCTAATGGCCGTAGCAGCAAGGCTGACAATCCGTTTGCATATATTGCTAATATGGCTGATAGCGCAATATTACAGGGGAATCGAAATCTAATGAAGCAACAGTTTTTGAACTTTATTCAAAATCGTCCGAGTGATCTTGTAAGTATCAGTGATATGTGGATAAGAAAAGATCCGGCAACAGGAGATTGGGTAACAACTTTCCCTAATATCCCTGACAACGCTACACCAGAAGAGGTAAATGATATTGTTGAAGAATTCAACAAACAGATGGAAAAAGAATCAGAGAAGGAGGATCCACAAGTTAAACGTATTCGTGGCAATGTAAACGTTCCCTATAGACTTCTTTCTAATGAACTAAGTTCTCATCAAGTAATAGTTAAACGTGGCGGACACGAATATGTACTTACAATTAATGCTAATCCACGGGCATCGATGGCTTTAAATGGGTTAACCAATCCACACAGTGACTATACTGGCGTATGGGGAGTTGTTAAAAATGCTGCTGAATATGTAAATAAAGAGTTGAGTGCTTTTTATACTACACGTAATCCAGATTTTGTTGCCAGTAACTTTGTCCGTGATGCCATCTACGGAAACTCCATGGTATGGGTAAAGGAAAAACCTAGATATGCTGTAAATTTCAATAAGAACTATGTCAAATACAATCCTGCATTTATGGCAAAACTTTATCATAAGTATAACCATAACACTTTGGATATGAATGATAAAGTCGAAAAGGAATTCAATAATTTTATGCGGGGTGGTGGTGAAACAGGCTACAGCAATATTAAAGATATTGAGGATACCAAAAAGAAGTTACAAAAGGATTTGAACAATAGTCAACTGCATAAGGCTAAAATTTTTTTAGACAGATTTGATATTATCAACCGTTCTGTAGAGAACTGTACACGATTTGCAGCTTACATGACTAGCCGAGAAGAAAACAGAAGTATCCAAAGAAGTATATATGATGCCAAGGAGATAAGTGTAAACTTTAACAAAAAAGGATCTGGCGGCACATTTCTTGGCAAGCCTGGTCAAACTAGACTTGGTAATATTGCAGCAAGTGGCAGTGAACTGTTTCGAACCATGTTCGTATTTTTTAATGCTGGTGTACAAGGTTCTACAAACCTTATTCGTGCAGCAAAGGAACATCCAGCGAAATTCTCTTCCATGGCAGCTTCTTATTTCATATTAGGTTTCGTTGCACCAGCTTTAATGGGAAGTGCCGGTGGTAATGGTGATGATGATGATAAAGATCATAGTAAGTACGATGACCTTCCTGATTATGTTCGTCGCTCAAATGTTATTATTAAAGGCCTGGGGAAAAGCTACATATCACTTCCTCTTCCTGTGGAGTTCCGTACACTTTATGGAATGGGAGAACTTGCCAATAATGTTATTACAGGAAAGGAGAGACTTTCTAATAGTGAATTGGCACTTGAAATGGCTAAACAGGTTTCACAAGCACTTCCTGTAGACTTGCTTGAAGGTGAAGGATTTGATCCTATTTCAAATATGGTACCAAGTTTTATATCTCCAGTATGGCAAGCCTATCGTAATAAAGATTGGACCGGTGTTCCTATTTATAAGGATCATGAATTTAATAAAAACATGCCAGAATGGACCAAAGCACCTAGCAAGACCAACCGGCATCTTGTTGATCTTTCCAAAGTAATCAACGAAGCAACCGGAGGTGATAACTATAAAAAGGGATGGGCTGATAACATCCTCAATAACCCTGCAGTTGTGGAAAGTATTGCCGAAGGCTACTTTGGGGGCGCTATATCTTTCTTAAATAAAGTTAGTAACTCTATAGATATGGGAACAGGAAAGATGAATTTTGACTGGCGAAACATACCTATAGCTAATCGTCTGGTAAAATCGGGCGATAAACATACACATGAACGAGCTATCAATGAAGAGTTTTATGATAACCTCAACATCCAAAAACAGATGACTCAGCAGGAAAATGGATATAAAAAGATTATATCAGCTGCAGGCACATCAGCAATGGACAGAGCAGAGTACCTGGATAAACTCAATGTGCTTTATAAAAGCGATGAATATAAAAATATGCAGGCCTTTAAGTATCTCCATTCCGAGATTAGTAAATTGCAAAGAGCCATGAATGACAATGGCATAGAAGATCCAACTATAGAACAGCAAATTTGGAATTTGAAAGAACAAGCTAACCAAATCGTTCGTGACAATGGTAAAGAGTTAAAGTAGTCTCTACATTTTGATTATCTATCTTTGCAATCAAATTTATAGGCATTAACAATAAAGGCAAGTATAATGGCAAAAGAAAAATTGAGATCTCTTAAAGCTGTCATGCCAAAAAGAAATGATATTGACAGTGTAGCTACTGCCAAAAGCTATGGAAATGGACGGGCAATTGATTTGCTTATGCAAGCACAGCATGCATGGGATAATATGAATCGTTTCCGAAGGGAACGTGAACGTAACAAGCGCTATACCTATGGACACCAATGGGATGATGAGATCGTCGTAGACGGACATCACATGACGGAATCAGAATACATCATGAAACAGGGTAGTGTCCCTCTGAAAAATAATGTTATCCGCAAACTTGTTAATACCATTTTAGGTGTATATCGGAGCCAAGACAAAGAGCCAACGTGTACGGCAAGAGACCGGGATGAACAGAAGCTAGGTGAAACCATGAGTACGGTTCTTCAATGCAACATGCAGTTAAACCGCATGAATGATATGTATGCACGTTCTATGGAAGAATTTCTTATTTCCGGGTTTATCGTGCACAGGAAATGGTTTGGATGGAGAAACAATAAATGTGATTGTTGGACAGACTATGTCCAGCCCAATAATTTCTTTATTGACAACAATATGCGTGATTTTCGTGGGTGGGATGTCAGCCTTCTGGGAGAAATACATGATGTAGATTTTGGTACCCTTTGTTCTCAATTTGCAGAGACTCCTGCTGATTATGACCGTCTAAGAAAAATATATGATAGTGCTCATGACCAAGAAGCTCTATCGTTAAATTGTGAACAATTTGGCTACGCACGTCCAAAAAGCTATGATTTTCTGTTTAATCCTGATCCTTCCCGTTGTCGTGTCATTGAGATATGGCGTAAAGAAACAAAAGCACGCTATCGGTGCCATGACTATAATAACGGTGAAATATTCAAAATAGAAGAAGATCAATATCAGGAAGATGTAATAAACGTAAACAAAGCACGACTTGAACAAGGTCTTGCAGAAGGAATGGATAAAAATGACATACCTCTTATCCAGGCTAAATGGTTTGTTGACAGTTATTGGTATTATTACTATCTCACTCCATTAGGTGATATTCTTAAAGAAGGAGAAACGCCCTATGCACATAAAGGACACCCGTATGTATTTAAGGCTTATCCTTTTATCGACGGAGAAATACACAGTTTTGTATCTGATGTTATCGACCAGCAAAGATACATCAACCGTCTTATTACTATGTACGATTGGATTATGCGTGCATCAGCTAAAGGTGTACTCCTTTTTCCTGAAGATTGCATTCCTGATGGAATGGGTATAGAAGATATTGCTGATGAATGGGCACGCTTTAATGGTGTTATTATGGTTAAAGC